CCGGGCGTCATCAAGACCGACTGCATCGTCCTCGACTTCGGCACCTCGACCCTGCTGCATGGCACGCTGGAGCAGGACGTCGATCTGGACGGCCACACGCGCGCAGGCGAGGCGCCGACCAAGACCTGCCCGGAGTGTGAGGCCGAGGTGCCGCTCGGCTGCACCGAGTGCCCGCTCTGCGGCTACATCTGGGAGCGCTCGGACGCAGGCGAGGCGCCGCCGCTCGGCGATTTCGTGATGAGCGAGATCGACCTCCTCAAGCGGTCGAGCTTTCGCTGGTGCGATCTCTTCGGCGACGATGCCGCGCTCATCGCCAACGGCTTCAATGCCTGGGGCGGTGTCTTCTTCCTGAACGGCCGGTGGTACGGCGTCGGCGGCCTGCAGCGTCAGAGGCCACGGCTCTTGGCCATCGGCGGGCGCACCGTGTGTCTTGCCGCCGCCGATGACTGGCTCAACGAGCACGAGACCGACGAGAGCGCGCACAAGAGCCGCAGCTGGCTCAAGGCGCCACCGACGGAGAAGCAGCTCGCCCTTCTGCCAGCGGCCTACCGGCAGGACTACGGGCTGACCCGCTACCAGGCCTCGGCGCTCATCACCTTCTCCTTCAACCGCGCCGCCATCCGTTCACTGGTGTTCGGCGCCGCCGCGTCTGCGGAGCACATGGGGAGGGCCGCGTGATGAGTGGGGATCCAGCCCATGCCCGTCAGCGACCGCCTGCGGCTCTGGCATCCGCGTGGGGTGCTCTGTGCTGTCTGCCGGCGACCCACCCGTGGCTTTGGCTGGTTCCACTCGGTGCGCCCGGCGGCTTCGCCGCCAAAATCATCGAAATGGGCGCGTACGCGCCCGGGGCGGCCGCGCCCCTCGGTGTGGTTCTGCTCGATCGATTGCCAGGGCTTCTGGTGGCGCTTGGCGCGGGAGCGCTCGGCCATGGTTGACCTCACCGAGCAGGAAAAGGCGGCGATCCGCGCCGCGGTCAAGCCGGTCGCCGAGATCATGGAGGAGATCGGCTGGGAGCGCCCCCTCGCCGAACTCACCGAGGACCAAGTTCTGACGCTGATCGAGGTCGCCGTCGGCGGCTTCCAGGACGCCACGCATGCAGCTGCCGAGCGCGGGGCGCGGACGGAGGACATCGGCGCGGAGGTGCCGTTCTGATGCTCGACTATAACCACCGCCCATCCTTTGCCGAGCAGATCAACGCCGTCATCGACGCAGCCCTCGAGGCGGAGCGCGCGGTGCAGCCGCCGCGTACCTATCTCGGCGGCTCGCGGTTGGGGCACCCGTGCGAGCGGGCGCTGCAGTTCGAGTTCGCGGGCGCAGCGAAGGATGAGGGTGCCAAGTTCGATGGGAAGTCCTTGCGCATCTTCGCGATCGGTCATGCGCTGGAGGACCTGGCAGCAGGCTGGCTGCGCAGCGCCGGCTTCGATCTCTACACCCGCAAGGGCAACCGACCGGACGGCGAGCAGTTCGGCTTCTCGGTCGCCGGCGGCCGCATCCGCGGCCATGTCGATGGAATCCTCGCCGGCGGCCCGGCGCTACCGGGCCTCGCCTGGCCGGCGCTTTGGGAATGCAAGACCATGAACGCGCGCAACTGGCGCGAGACGGTGGCCAAGGGAGTGGTCATCGCCAAGCCGGTCTACGCCGCGCAGATCGCACTCTATCAAGCCTACATGGAAGGCTCGGTCGCCGGGATCTCGCAGAACCCGGCGCTCTTCACCGCCATCAACAAGGACACCGCCGAGCTCCATCACGAGCTCGTGCCGTTCGATGCCGCACTGGCGCAGACCATGAGCGATCGCGCCGTGCGCATCCTGCAGGCCACCGATGCTGGCGAGCTGCTCCCGCGGATCGCGCGCGAGCCCGAGTTCCACGAGTGCCGGATGTGCCCTTGGGCCCGGCGCTGCTGGAGCCTCTCGCCATGAGCGCAGAAGACAACATTGTCCACTTCAATCCCTGGCGCGACTTCAACGATGCACCGGTCGCGGCGGATGCGTTCGAGCTCGAGCCCGACATCGCGCAGATCGGCGACTTCCTCGACGTCGTGTTCGGCTACTGCGACGGTTTCATTCCCGTCCGCGGCTTCGTCGACAAGGGGCAAGGCTTCGACGGGCGGCCGCACAACATCTGGGTCGAGGCCGACGCCAGCGTCCGTGAGAAGTTGGCCACCTTCGCCGCCTGGGCCGCGCGCGAGGGCGCCGCGGTCTATGTGGTGCCGGGCACCGTCGACGAGCCGGGCCAGGCCAAGGCCGGCGACGTGCGGCAGATGCAGACCGTGGTGGTCGACCTCGATGCCGGCGACGTCGCCGCCAAGCTCGATCACCTCATCCATCATCTTGGGCAACCGACCCTGATCGTCGAGAGCGGCGGGCGGACCTCGGAGGGGCTCGACAAGCTGCACGTCTGGTGGCGGCTGACCGAGCCGGCGGAGGGTGAGGACCTGGCGCAGCTCTGCCGGCTGCGCGGCGACATTGCGGTCAAGGTCGGGGGCGACACGCACTTCCGCTCCGCCCACCAGCCGATCCGGGTCGCCGGCACCGTCTACCACAAGAGCGGGTTCAGGCGCCTCGTCACCATTCGGGCTCACGAGCCGCGCATCGAGCTCGATCTGCGCGAGCTCGCCGAGGCGGTCGAGGCCATGCCGCCGCTTCTCGGCGTCGGTACCGGGCCCGGTCCCGCATTGCACAAGCCCGACATCGACGACGTGCTCGTCACCCCGGTGCGCGAGGGGAGCACGGATCGCTGGACCCGGTTCCAGGGTGCCAGCGCTGCCATTGGTCACTACGTCCGCATGGCGCACGAGGGGCGCATGAGCCGCGACGAGGCCTGGGAGGCCATCTGCCAGTACAACGCCGCCATGCTGCGCCCCGCCTGGCCGCTGGAGCGGCTTGCCGCGGAAACCCAGCGGCTGTGGCGGCTGCACGAGACGCGCCACGGACCGGCGCTGGAACGACTCCCCGATGCTCCGGCGGCGCTGCCCGCCTTCAGCTTGGGCACGCTCCTCGATGACACATCGCCGATGCCGGCCGACATCATCGCGCCGCGGCTTCTGACCCCCGGCGGCATGCTGGTCATCGGCGGCGCGCCCAAGGTGGGCAAGAGCGACTTCCTGACCTCGCTTCTCGTTCACATGGCCGCGGGCGTGCCCTTCCTTGGCTTCGTCCCTCCGCGCGCCCTGCGCATTTTCTATCTGCAGGCGGAGATCCAGTACCACTACCTGCGCGAGCGTTTGCAGGCGATCGGCCTCGACGCTTCCGTGTTGGCGGCGGCGCGGGACAATCTCGTGGCCACACCGAAGGTGCGGATGCTCCTAGACGCCCAGGGGCTTGCGCTCGCCATCGCCGCCATTCAGGCGCATTTCGCGGGCACGCCGCCCGACATCGTCTGCCTCGATCCCATCCGCAACCTGTTCGACGGCCGCCCGGGCGGCGAGGGCGAGAACGACAACGCGGCCATGCTCTTCTTCCTTCAGGAGCGGGTCGAGGCGTTGCGCGAGGCCACGGCGCCGGATGCCGGCCTGATCCTCTGCCACCATACGCGCAAGACCACCAAGAAGCAGCTCGTCGAGGACCCCTTCATGGCGCTCTCCGGCGCCGGATCCCTGCGCAGCTTCTACACCTCGGGCATCGTCATGCACCGGGCGGGCGAGGACTCGACCCAGCGCATGCTGCATTTCGAGCTGCGCAATGGTCCGGCCATCGCGCCCAAGATCGTCGACAAGGTGGGCGGCCGCTGGGTCGAGATCGATGCGCGCGGCGAGCGCCTGGTGCGCAAGACGCTCGGGCAGAAGCTCGATGCCGAGCGCGCGCGCAAGCACGACGTCATCCTGCAGCTGCTTTATGACGAGGCGCGGCAGGGCCGTCTCTACACGGCGCTGCAGTTCGCCGAGACATTCGAGAACAAGGCCGGTCTCGGCGGCAAGGACACCATCCGGGATCGGATCAGTGTGCTCGCCACCAAGGGCTACGTGAAGTTCGTCCGTAACGGCACGCCCTTCGGACTTCCCTCGTCACGCTCCAAGTTCGGGTATCTCTGCGTCGAGGCCATGGAGTTCGGCGCCGCCGAGGAGCCGGTCGATCCCGAGACCGGCGAGGTGATCGCTGAGAGCCTGCCAGTCCTGCCCAGCCACTACAAATGCCCGCAGAGCGGCGCCGCCCTGCCGGTCGAGAACCCGCATGTGTGGGTCTATCCGGAGGAGGAGGCATGATGCGCGATCTCGCCTCGGCGCTTGCGCAGCTCTGCGCAGAATCAAGTTGGGAGCAAGTTGGGCAAGTTGGGAAGCCGCATTCCCAACTACCTTCGCGATCCTTCGTGTGGCCCCGCTCGATCTCGCCTGCTCGCGCAGATTCAAGTTGGGAAATGCGTTCCCAACTACCTTCGAGCCATCCCTCGCTCTTGCGCAGGCCCCCGCAGATTCAAGTTGGGAACGGAGCTGCGCATCTCGGCCTTCCCAACTTGATTTTCTCCATATCGGTCAAGGCATTAACTGCCCCGGCAAGTTGTGGGGGTGAAACCCACCCCCTTCGGGGGTGGAGGAGAGCGCGCTTGGCGCGGCTCTCCTACGCCACCCCCGAGGGCTCGCGCGCGCGTGCTGCGGTCCTCGGCGCCGGCGCCCGCGATCCACCCGTCCTGATCGATGGCGCCCGCAGCGGACGACGACGGCCAGCTCCGCCAAGAACCAGACCGTCGCCGTCCTGACCACAACGATCCCGATCACGGAGACCATCATGGCTTCGACGACTCTGACTCTGCCGGCCGAACGATCAAGCGCGCCGGCGCTGACGATGCCGCCTCGTACGGGCGCGGTGCTGGCCCTCGATCTCGGCGCCGCCACGGGATGGGCGCTCTCGACCTCCGACGGGCGCATCGTCTCCGGCACGCAGGACTTCCGGCCGCGTCGTTTCGAGGGCGGCGGCATGCGCTACCTGCGCTTCACCGATTGGCTCCTCGAGCTGGCGATGCTGTCGCGTGGCATCGGCCGCGTCGTCTTCGAGGAAGTTCGCCGCCACGCCGGCACCGATGCCGCGCACATCTATGGCGGCTTTCTCGGTGCGCTGACCTCGTGGTGCGAGGAGCACGAGATCCCCTATCAAGGGGTCCCGGTCGGCACCATCAAGCGCCACGTCACCGGCAAGGGCAACGCCGACAAGGCGGCGGTGCTGGCTGCCGTCCGCGCCCGTGGCTTTGCGCCCGCCGACGACAACGAGGCCGACGCCATCGCCATCCTGCTCTGGGCGATCGAGACGGGCGGAGGCGTGCGATGACCGCCGAGATGCTGCTGAAGCACGCCGCCGCGGTGGTCGCCAACCGGCGTGAGACCTACGGCGATTCTCGCACCAGCATGGAAGCGATCGCGAAGCGCTGGTCGCTCACGCTCGGGGCTCCGATCACGCCGGCGCAGGTGGCACTGTGCCTCATCGACCTCAAGCTCGCGCGCCTTGCGCACGATCCGGCGCATCTCGACAGCATGGTCGATGTCGCCGGCTATGCCGCCCTGCTCCGGGAGGTGGCGCGGTGAGGTGGTTTCCGAAGGGCTATGGCGGCGAGCGGCGATCCGCCGAGGAGATCAAGCGCGAGGGCTGGCGCGAGCAGGGGCTGCTGGTGGTGAGCGCCGAGGACCAGCGGCTCACCTGGCCCGAGCGCGAGCTGGTCCGCCAGCTCGGCGAGCGGCTTTACGGCCGGCGCGCGTCCCAGGAGGCGCGCCATGGCTGAGACGCACTGGACGCCGTCGCTGGTCGAGGCGCGGCTCGCTGAGGCGGCAAGTGTGCTCAAGCGGCTGCCCGAGCCGAAGCTGCAAGGCTACTACAATCTCTGGCCACGGATCGTCTACGAGTTCGGCGATCTGGTGGGACAGGAGCCCAGGCCGATGCGTGTGCTGCCGTCGCCCGCAGCGATCAGCCGCATGGAGGAGACGCTGTCTTGGACCGTCGGCCTCGACGCGATCGACAACAAGATCGTCTGGATGCGCGCCTTCGGCGAGCGCTGGAAGACCATCTGCTGGACGGTGGGGCTGCAGCGCTCCGCCGCCCACGAGCACTGGCTCTATGCGCTCTGCGTGATCGCGTGGCGGCGCAATGGGCGGCGGCTCAATCGCAATCACTCGCGGCGCAAAGTGATCGAGATGACCGGAGCGGCGAAGCCTTGAGAAGCAAAGAGAAAGGTGTCCGGTGGACACTTTTCGCTCGGACAAAATCGGTCGGATCGGCGTAGATTTCGGTCATGCTCAGGTGAGCCGCGCGCGGATCGAGACCATCGGCGCGAGCACGGTTCCTCCCTGGCCGAGATCGTATGCTGGCGGCAATGGCGCGACGCTTGCCCAGTGACCGCGCCGCAATAGGCCATTTCGTTTCGCCCGCATCCTTGGCCTCGTGAATTCAAATACCTGGGCGTCTGCGGACCTCGGCGAGGGCGAAGCCGCCGGCCGGGGGCGTTTCGTTTCGAGCGCATCGGCGAAGCGGAACCTGTTTTCCCGGCCCAGCACGTCGGCTGGCTTCGCGATCGCCGGATCCGATCCTTCACCCATCGCACCGGACCGACCATGGACGTCGTCGAAACGCCGATCGACAAGCTCGTGCCCTATGCGCGCAACCCGCGGCGCAACGAGGAGGCTGTCGCCACGGTCGCCGCCTCGCTGGCCGAGTTCGGCTGGCGTCAGCCGATCGTCGTCGACGAAGACATGGTGATCGTCGTCGGCCACACCCGTTACGAGGCGGCCAAGCGGCTCGGCATGACGAGCGTGCCGGTGCATGTCGCGCATGGCCTGACGCCGGCACAGCTGCGCGCCTACCGGCTGATGGACAACCGCTCGCATCAGAATGCGAGCTGGGACGACGAGCTGCTGAAACTCGAACTGGCCGATCTGCAGCTCGACGAGTTCGACCTGGCGCTGACCGGTTTCGAGGACGACGAACTGGCCCGTCTCCTGGCCGAGGCGCCC